CCGCAGCGCCGCGATCATGCGGTTCGACCAGCCGGCGACGGTGTTGCGATGGTTGCGGAAGATCTCGAACTGCGCCCGCACGTAGCCCGCAAGCTCGCTGTAATCGTTCTGCTGCTGGGGCTGCGCGGCCGCGGCCTGCTGCTGTGCTCGCTGCTGCAGCTGCGCTTCGAGCTGCGCAGGTGGAATCACCTGCAAGACGCCCGCTTGTCCGAGTTGATCCGCCATTGACGCGTTCCGCTTTTTATTATTGCGGACCACGAGGGGCGGAAGCCCTTATGGATCTGTTAATGGTACTGCGCCGTGCGCGGCCCCGATTTTCATTAACGGCTGCGCGCTACGCCCGGTTGAGTAGGTGGAGGGCGGATCATGAACAGCGATCACTTCTTGGCGTGGGTTGGGAACAGCATCAGCATCGGTGCGATCGTTTCAACCCTTCTTGGCTGGACACCGTCGATCGCGGCAGTGGTCGCGCTTATCTGGTATATGATCCAGATCTTCGAAAGCGCTACGGTGCGTAACTGGTGCGCCAAGCGGCGCCTGCACCGACTAACCAGATTGCGGGCCGAAGTCCTGATGCTGGAAGCCAGGCTACAACAAGACGCCCAGGAAGACTAAGTCCAGCCCGCCGCTGTAACCCGCGAACCAGCGCGCTTGGTGCGGGGACGTAGCCGGCGGGCAATCTCCGGCACAACGCCGCCGTGGACAACCAGAGCCACATACTGAAGATCGTCGCAGACATGCGAGAAGCCCTCCTTGTCGGTCTTGTCGGGCACGGTCTTCAGCGCGCCCGTCTTCATCTTCATGAAGCGATAGCCGCCGCTCATGGCGCGGCACAGGAACGGACATCCCTCGCGCGAGATCATCAGCGACGGCCCGCCGTTGGTCTGCCGCTGCAACAGCGCTTCCACTGCGCGCAACCGCGGCTCGATGTCATTGGTCGGCGCCGGGAAGTTCGGCAGGCCCAGCCGGCCGAGCGCGTCGAAGCAGCTCTCCTCCGCGATCGAGCCCTTGGCCACGCCGCTGGGGTCGCCCACGCAGCACATCTTGTAGCCCATGAACTGGTTCGAGAAGAGGATCGGCTTGAGGCTCTCGTTGACGTGCTTCTCCAGGCCGACATTGGTGCCTGGCACTTCCTTGTGCACGAGCAGCCGCCCCATGTGGTCCATCTGACAGATCAGGCTCCACGGGTTGCGCCCGAAGTCCTGGCCGACGAGCAGCGGATAGCCCGGGATCAGCATCGTCTTGTCGACGATGTGGAAGGTCGGCTTGAACGTATTCTTGAACACCGCGGCGCCCGACGGGTCGTCGCCATACTCGGCCTTGACGTAGCGCCGCACCCAGTCGCTGTCCTCGCCGTACATCTCGACGAAGCGCTCATAGTATTTGCGCCCCTGCGCGATGCGCGCGGGATGATCGAGCGGCAGCTTGATCGTCGTCTCGTTCTGCGTCAGCCAGTTCAGGTTCTCGGCGTTGTCGGCGAGCCCCGACGGCTGCTTGAAAATTTGAAAATCAGGAGGCGGGTTCTCCATGAACTGGTGCCACGGCGTCATCTCGGTCGGGAAGTTGGTGTCGGCGATCATGCCGTACCAGCTCGGCGTGCCGTCGATGCCAGATGGATATCGGCCCAAGCGGCCGCTGATCGGCCCGAGCACGCTGATGTCCATCTCGATGCACTCCGACAACCACGCGCCGGTGAGCTGCATCGAGAGCAGCCGCGCCTGGTCCTCGTCGTTTTCGAGCGGGATGAAGATCCATTCGCTCTTCACGTCATCGAATTCGAGATGGAACGTGTTGTCTGACACCTTCCACTGCCCGAGGCCCTTCAGCCAGTTCTGGCAGTCCTTGAGCACGGTGTCCTTCAGCTGCTTCAACGTCTGGCGCACGATGGCGTGGCGCGTATGCCGTAGCCCGTCGCTCCCCCTCGACTGCATCGTGGAGCGGCGCAGCAGCTCGATGACGGCAGCGGTGGTCTTTCCGCTACCGACAGGGCCTGCGATCAGACGCCCGAAGGCGTCGCTTTTCATGAATCCCGCGCACGTTGGCGGTGCTGCGTAATGGAGGGACATTTGTCATCCGCTTGTTCTTGCGCGGATGACGAGACGAAATACTTATTGGATTATTAAGCGGCCTCCACGTCCTGCCAGCTCACCCACTTCGTCTCTTTGGCGCGGTTGCGGCCTTCGAGATAAACTTCCCAGCGCGCGGTGATGCCGTGCTTGGGATGGTCGAACCACAACATCTGCGATGGGCGACTATAGGGAGCCCGAAGAGCAAGGCGTGCGAACTCGTCGTAGCCCTTGAGCGCGTTGTTGACGATGACGCTGGGGAGCCAGAGCGCCTGGTGCCAGTGCCCGATGATGGCGCAGTCGAATTCCTGGTCGATCTGGCTCTCGGAGCGGTGCGTCTTGAGCACGCCGCGCATGATCGGACCGAGCGCACCGATGATGCCGTCGCCGCCCTTCACGCCGAGGCTGTCGCCATGCGTGAGCATGTAGCGCGTGCCGTAGACCTTGAAGTGCGCGTCGGCACCCTCGGGGATATAGAACTGGATGTGTTTAGATCCACGGAAGTAGCGTTTGAGCGCGCAGTAGACGTTCCATTCGTGCGAGGTGAAGACGCGATCCTTCATCTGCATCTTCTTTGTCGACCGGCCGTGGTTACCGACGACGCATGGGATAAATAGCTTGCCGAACTTGCCGGCCATGGTGTCGATGCCGGCACCGAGGAGATCGATCAGATCCTCGATCGCCTGCTGCGTGGTGCGGTCGTTGCTCTTCGCTAGCTCCTCGTGGATGTCGCCGCCGAGCATGTCGCCGCCGAGACAGAGCACCGCACCGGGATAGGACAGTTTCGCGGAGCCCATATGGTTGTGCGCGAGGTCGATCGTCGTTTCGGTGAGGCGCTTCGCGCGCGCCCTGGCGATCGCCTTGTTGAACTCGTTCATACCGCCGACTTGGCTCTTGAACACCACCTCGCCGTAGTGCCAGTCCGACCAAATTGTCATCGGGGTGCCGCGCTCGCTACCCGCTCGGGATCTGATCAGCCACTCAGGGGGATCGGGATCGTAGGACGCGATGTTATAGATGTTCTCTCGGATAACCTTGGCGTCGAGGCTTTCCTGCATCAGCTTCTTGATGATCGTGCGCGCTTCAGTAAGCTCGCGGTTCTTCAGTCCGATGATCTGTTCTGCGTCGCGTAGCCGATCTGCATCGGTCTTTTTGGGAGAGGCCATTCCTGTGTCTCCGGTATCGCTCTGCGCCCTTCTGAGACTGGTCGTATTTACGACGCCTTAATAATCCCTTCGGTGACAGGTCATACTGGCGCTGCTGCTCGCGGCCTTTGGGGGACGCGTTACGTCGAGCCCACGTCGCCCGACCCTTGTCCGATAAGTCGTAGCGCCGGGCCGCCGCCCTGCCCTTCGGCGTTTGCTTGTATCGCGCCTTTGCCAGCCGGTTGCGCACCTTGGTTCTTGTCGTCGCCATTTCCGACGATAATGCGCGTGTCGGCTCCAAGATCGATAGAAATCGTAAATCTCTCTCCCGAGGGGCCATTCCCTCTGGAGGTGCCATCGACATCGCCAATTTTTGCAAACAGCTTAGCTGCTTCAACAGCGTCAATGAGTTTTTCGGATCGCATGCCCATGCGACTTGCGATGGTCGGAAGCTGCTCTTCGAGCGCCGCGAGCGCTTCGTGCTTGAGCCGCTCCGCTGTGCTCGTGATGCCTTGCCACTCGCTGGAGAGCTGCTGCAGCGCGTGCTTGAAGAACTCGTTGTGCTCCGAGAGGAATTCATACTGCGCATTGGTCAGCTTGTGATTGTTGAGGATGGTGCCGAGCGGGTGGATGTTCTTCGCGAGGTCCCGTGCGAGCGCCACCATCTGCGGCGGGCCGAACTCATTCGGCAGGGCGACCATCGCCTTGAGCGCGTCCAATCCTTCTTCTGTTAGCCCCTTCGTTTCGGCTTCCGCCTCCACTGCGAGGGTTGTTACCGCCACGGTAACAGCCGACGTAGCGGAAGCGGAGGAGCGCGCATCAGACGGCGGCTCCGGTACCACAACCTCCGGTACACTATCCGTGGGAGTGTATACCGCAGCCGGGTCGTCGAAGCCGGTCTCCACCGTATCGGCGCTCGCGCTCGTCTCCTGGTTGCTCAATTCACCTTGTCCTCGTCGTTCGGACACTGCTTGAGCAGAGCCGCCATCGACAGTGCGTCCTTCGTCGCGCGCTGGATGTGCTTGAGCAGCTCCTGTCGCGCCACTTCAATTGCGGTGAGCGGGACGCCCTCGGCGATGTCAGCCGCGGCACGGACCTGTTCGATCATGAAGAGCTTGCCGAGTTCGGTGAGCAGCGTGCCGGCCGCGGATACCGCGGTCAGCATCGCGTCGCGCGTGGCCTTACGGTCATACGCGTCGATGATCAGCATGAACGCGCCGGTCTGCAGGGCGCGCAAACTCTCCAGGGTCGGCGGCGCCTTGAGCGCCGCGACCATCATATCCTCATTGAGCTGTGGGGACGACATCTTTGGCCTGTTCTCCGCTGAGGTGGTCGGCGAGGATGTTTAGCACACGGGTGCGGTGATCGGGAGAGATCGAGTAGCCCACGCCCCAAATTGTCTTGATCTCGATGCCGTCCGGCTTGATGCGGCGGCGGATGAAGCAGATCACGACGTCGACCATCTTCTGGTCGGTGGGGTCGGAGTTCTCTGCCCTGTTGTTCTCGATGGCGTT